TCGTCAAAGAGCGGTCCAATTGCAAGGTTGATATCACGTCCACCTACCTCAATTGTTAACCTTGTTATAGTTCCTGCAAAATCAAACCCTCCTGTGTATTCTTGATATCCACTTGTAACACCAGATTCTGATAGAATATCTGTTCCTGAAAAAACACTTGTATTGCCGTTTTTTCCTGTAATGTGCATGTAGATACGATCCTCAGCGTCTCTTTTATCTACTTTAATAGAATAGTTTGTTCTACCCCCATTTTTCACATCAAGTGAAGATATATCTACAGTTTGAATAAAGGTGGTTCCCATTCCACTTACACCTTGTGTCGAGGTTGAATT